GTTCATTTGAACAATTTACACTATACTACACATTTAGTGATTTTACACATACTGACACAAGTTTTAAAAATACACTCTTAAAAATACACTCTTGCAATACTGACACAAGTTATAAATTACACTCTTATAATACACAACACGACACACGCCTCCTCCTCCTTGGTCACCTCCTTCTCTTCCTGGCTGGCTTCTGCTTTGGTCGAAGGTCATTAGCCAATCCGTCGAGTTCGATACTGTCCTCGAAGGGGATGTCGTTGTAGTAATTCACCCCAGAGAAATCCATGAATCCTGTGATAGCACCTGGCTCCATTTCCTCAACAACCCACTCATCGGCAGTGTCCACCACACTTTCGTCATATCCCACAGAGAGAGACAGAAGGCTCTGATAAGGGCTTTGAAGCCTTGCGAGGAGCTCTGTGACTTCCTCAGCGCTGACAAGAGCCAAGTCATTCTTCTGAATGTCTTCCACCCTTTCCACCTTGCTCAGCCTCATTCTTGCCATCTGAACCTCGTCCACCCCAAACTCATCCAGCCTCCTCATCTTCACAATCCTCTTCTTCACACCCCTTTCTTTGTCCACTTCATACCCTGCAATCCACTGCGATTCCTTCTCTTCTGGACCCTCTTCCTCAAACTCATCCTCGTCTGTGTCCTCGTCTTCTTCATCATCTCCCCACTTGGCCTCCTCTTGTTCTTCCTCATTATCCGATGCCCACGAGCGGGATTTCGTTGATGACGATGAGGACGAGGATGACGATGAAGACGAGGATTGAGAGCCTGAGCCACCAGTCTCCTCCTGCCCATCTTCTCGTGTGAGTCTTTCGAGTTCTCTTCTGATAAGTCCAGTTGCTCGACGAGGGATTGGCATGCCAGAAAACGTGCCTGTTTGGATCTCTCGGAGCCTCCTTAGAGACCATGGTGCAGTGTACTCCCCTTCGAGGAAGAGGTCCCTGAACCGAGAAATCAGCATGCAGTAGTACTCAGGTTCATCATCTTCCTTCAACCTCTGTCTGATGCGCGGCATGGAGGGGAAGCTCCCTTCAAGGAAGCACTTCATCAGATACCAGGGCAGCCATTCTTTGTCGCAGATGTCTTTCACCTTTCTTGTCAGCTCCTTGGCCCAGATGATTGAGTTGCCTGGCAGTGTGTATCGAAGAGAGTATCCGGACAACGGGTTGTACAGCTCAAAACCAAGCACTGACCTCCCCTGGGTCTTCTTAACGAGGTGGGTAACGTGAGTGAAGATGGGTGGTGTCATTGCCGGATCTGTGAGGATTTGGGGCATGCCAGGGACCCCCTGTGCCACCTTTCGTTGGCGATGATCCCAAACCTGAGAAGAGTAATTGTTGAGCTCGTGGACCCATTTGAGCCATCTTCTCTCAGAAAACCTCTGTGACAGAACCGTTCGCAGTGTCTCATGTGTTCCGTTCGTGGTGATTGTGGTCACGAGGGCGTTGGGTCCGTCGATCTCCAGCCTGTACTCAATCCTCACCATTTGGTTCCCAGAGATTATCCAAAACTCTCCCGTCCTCTCATCTGTCTTTGAGATGAAAACTGGCTTCTTGACTGTGGAGGAGATTAGTCTTGAGGGTCTCCTTGAACCTGAGAGCTCGCCAGCAGCCCAAGACATGAAATCCTGGAAGTGGTTCTTTCCCGGGAGCGGCTCGTACAAGTCACCCAGAGCAATAATGCTCATCTTGAGGTCCTCTTTCCGTTCAGGAAACACAGTGCTCAAGGCGCAGTCGATGTAGAAGGTGTCTTTCATGAGTTTCTCATCCTCCCTCTCCAGTGAGGCTGCAACTGTTGCGATGTGTCCTGACCTGGTTTGGAGTTCGACGGTCCTGATCAAACCCAGTTCTGGGCTTCCAAGTGCACTCACTCCTGACCGAGACATCACAGACACAGACAGCTCCTTCCCGCGGGTGATGTAGGACACAACCTCTGCAGCCTCTGTGAATGTTGGGTGTGCGGCCACAGTCTCATCGATCGTCTCTTTCAACCAGGGGTACACTCTTTGTGCCTGGGCAATATCTGCAAGAACAGCCTGGTCTCGGTCTCCATTCCAGTACTTGTACAAGACTGAGCTCAGTCGGTCCACAGTGTTGACTGAAAGGACGGTTTCAGTGACCTTGCTCACTGTCCTTGTCGCAGAATTCCCTTTTATTGGGGTCTCTGACAGCACAACCAGGGTGTTGATGAGATTTGCGAATGACCCAAGTTCCTCCTTGAAACGGATGGCCTCAACTGGGGGTCTGGACAAGGGTGATGATTCAAGAACTCCACAGAGTGCAGGGAGTGACACTCTCAGCGGATCCTGACCCCTCACGAAGGTGACCCTGATAACAGGACTGGTCATCATGATTCTGGAAAGTCTGTACACGCTTGTTGGGTCCACATCCATCCGCGTCACTTGTTTCGCTTTTTGGTAGAGCTTCATGGTGAGCACGGTGCGGTCGTCTGCAACTCCTCCAAGTATGTCCAAAGCACGCTCATTGAGATACTGTGTGGCCTCAGGCCCAGTTCTCCCGGAGAAACTTTCTGCAAGCTGTTGAGCTCGAAACATTGCTCGCGCAGTTCTGATGCCATTTCCCACTTCAATCATGATGGAGACTCTGGCCATTCCACTGTCATCAAGGTCGTGTTCAACATTCCCGCGAACAAGGTCTTCGACCCTACGACACCTGGCATCGTTTCGCATGCGGACGTGGTGAGCAACGTGGAACTGCAACAGACCATCAAGAGCCTGGTTTGGTTCTGCTTCGTAATACCCAAGAAGGTGGTGACGAGTGTCCGCCATTGTTCTCTCTTGCATATCAAAGAGCTTCGAGACGTCTGAACCCAGGATCTTGTAATGATTCACTGCTTGACAAGCTGTGATGGTCTTAGCAACCTCGATTGAACCCCCTGCTGCGATGAATGCTCTTTTCCCGTTGTAGTAATGGTTCATCATGTCAACAAAGGAAGTCTGCGGGGGGGGTCTCATTGCAGAGAACAGCTGCTTGATGGGGACGTCATAGATGTCACCTTCAATCACCCATTTGCTGTTGAACTCCACAAGCCGCCTGAAGTTCGCCACAGAGGACTTTGACACGCTCTCCTCAAGACCGAGCTTCTTGTAGAATCCCCTCTTTGCAATGCTCATCTTGGTGAAGACCAGCTCACAGAGTTCCTTTGCTTCAGCCACGAATTTGGCTGAACCGAACACCTGAGCATCAAAAATGATGGCCGTGTCGTCTGATGATGCAGTGTTGAGGTAAGCGATGTCCCAGTAAGGGAGGTTGCCCCTTTCGCCGCCATTCACGAGAGATTTTAGAGTGTTTCGCAAATGATCTCTCTTCTCTCTCAATCTTGTGATCTTGTTGGAAACCACCTCGCTGTGGTCCCTCTTTGACAGTGCTTCGAGCCTTGCAAGCTCTGTCAGCGTTCTTGAAAGTTCGACGTATGTCTGCTTCGCTTTGGCCGGATCAGAGGTCGAGACGTGCTTGAGTGCCACATCCACAAGCTTGGAATTCAGCTGTTCAACCACTCTTTCAGTGAAGTAGTTCTGGACGAGCGAGTGGAAGACTGAAGAGGCGTAATGCAGGATGCCCTGGAGCATGTTTTCCTTCACTTTGATCATGCACTCCCCAATTTTGTGCAACTCAGTGTCCATGTCAAACTCTGCTTGGAGCCTTGCGAGGGATTCTTCATTGAAGGCGTTGCCAGAAAGAATTTCTTTGAGGATTGCATCAGGGATGTTCACCTTCTTGTCTGAGTGCTCAAGGTAGACACAAATGCATTGCTTCACGAGCTCTGGCCAGTCCGACAATGCAATGGAGGAGAGGATCATGAACACGACCATTCTGAAGAGTTGACACCACTTTGTCGCATCAGCAGAACTCGAACACTGGATCCTGTCTGCTGCAACATGTTTCCCAGAGTTGAGTGTTGATTGGTAGACAAAGTTTCTCTCTGCGAAGAAGCCAGTGAACTTGATCTCTTTGTTTGCCACCGTGAGCACCTCATTTGGCAGAGTCTTTGCAAATGCTCTCCAGATCATCTCAGAAGTGAGGATGAAGTACCTCCCTTGGAGCGTGAGAATGAGAATCTCTCTTGGCCCTCCAAGCTGGTCCTTTGCAACCATGTCCGCTCTGATTTTTGTGGTCAGGGGTCTGAGATCTTTGAAGACCTCTCC